GCCATTGCGGGCAGCAGGCTGCAGACTTTGTCGCTGTCGCCGTCACCGCCCCAGCCTGTGGTGTCGATGAAGCGCATGGGCAGCAGGCGGGCACCGATGCGCACCAGGTCCAGTGCGCTGTAGGGGATGTGACGCTCGGTGATGTGCTCAAGCCCCGAATCAAACATGCTCAGGTTGGTGCCCGATGGCGGTGCGCACACCACCATGCGCTTGCCCGCATACTGAGACAACGGCTTGTAGACGTTGCCGCTCGCATTCATCTCGACCATCATCAACCTGGTGCCCACCCACTGCGCGATCCCGCAATGCGTGATGTGGCTGTAGGGCAGGCCCGCAATGATTTGGCCCAGCTGGATGATGCGCCCGCCCAGCGTGCCGGTCTGGATGCCGATGGCGTCGCCGGTCTTGATGGATGGCCGGTATTTGGCGTAGGTGTCCACAGGTACGGGCGTGGCGGTTTTGGCGATGGCGGGTGGGCCGCTCAGCCATGCGGCTTTGGTCATGTGAATGTAGAGCGCCACGGCCACGCACACGGCTTGCTGGAAAAGCGGGTGGTCGGCACTGAGCAGGTCGCACAGCGCCCAGCCTGCCAGCCCCAGCATGACCACGTAGATCAGCTTCCAGGCGTGCTTAATTTGGCCCGATGGGTGGCGGATGCGGCACAGGCACGCACCAATGACGTACACCGCGCACAGCAGTGACACCGCATAAAAAATGGCTTGGGGGGTCAAGTCAAATGGCATTGATCTTCTCCTGCACTTTGCCCCAGACCGCTTGCAAGGCTGGCTGCGCAAAGGCTCCAAAAATGAGGGCCATGAGGTGCAAAACGTGCGCGCCTTGGATGGCCGCGTATTCGGCCACCCCCACCGCAATGCCCGCGCCTGCCATGCAAGACAACAGCACTTGGCACACGGTGCGCAGGCGGCTGCAGGCTTGCTGGCTGTACGCCTGCAGCAATGCGGCACCGACCAGCGCCCACACAAACGGCGGCAGGCTGATGCCGGTGACTTCGAGCAGCACGGCTGCGATGCCTGTGGCGGCCAGTGGGGCCGCTGCGGTTTCAAGTGCTGCCATGGGGGTCTTTCGTTTCTTGAGGTTTTGAATGGGGTTGGGCTTCCGTTTTGCGGAAGTAACGCCGCCACATGTAGCGGGCGCATGACCTGACGGAAAACAGCAGCAGGGCCTGCACCAGCGCATGCCACGCGCCACCGGGTGCCACTTGGCTGGCCAGTGCATGCGTAGCGGGCAAGGTGACGATGCCGATCAAGATCAGCGCGGCGTCGAAGACAAAGACTTCAACGGCGTCGCGGCGGGTGGTGTGTGCGGGCTTCAAGGAAACCTCCAGTCTGCAAATGGCCCTGCATGCAAGGCCATTCACGCACGGGTTGGCGGCTTAAATGCCGGTGTTGGTGTCGGTGCTGGTGTCGGTGTTGGTTGCGCCTGTATCGGCTGCGTCAGCGCCTGTATCACCAGCGCCCGCGTCTGTATCGCCTGCGCCTGCGCCTGCGCCTGCGTCTGCAGCAGGCTTGGCAGCGCTGCGGCCTTTGCTGGTCCAGCCTTCTTTGGTGGACACGTCGATCAGGTCTTGGTCTTCGGTTTCGATGGTCTGGCCTGCCTCGTAGGCCACGACGGTCACGCCTTTGTGTGCCCAGCTGAAGGGCTTTTTCACGGTCAATTTCATGGGGGGCTCCGGTTATAAAAAAGGCCCCATCAGGTGGGGCCTTTTTCAGGGTTTCAGGGGTTGATCAGGATGCTGCGACCTTGAGCAACTTGATGGCTTGCGTGTTGCGCAAGATGCCGCCCACGCGCTTGCGCACGTAGAACTTGACGAAGCCAGGCGTGGTGATCTCGTCGCGTGTCATGCGCATGCCCACGCGGTCGGCGATCAGGTAGCCCTGGGCAAAGTCGCCAAAGGCCAGTGGGAAGCTGTTGGCGGCCACGGCTGGCATGTCTTCGGCTTCAGTGATGCCGTAGCCCAAAAAGGTGGCGGGCTGGCCAGCCGTCAAAGCGGGTTGCCACAGGTACTGGCCTGTGCTGTCTTTGTATTTGCGCATGGCGGCCATCACAAGCTTGGCGGTGAGCCAGCGGGCGTTGCTGCGATAACGTGCACGCACGCCATAAACCATGTCGGTGAACACGTCAGGGTTGGATGGCAGGGCAGCGGCTTGGCCCGATGCAAAGTACTGCAGCGTGCCAAATGCGCGGGTGGCGTCGGCTGTGGCCACGGGCGCAGGGCCGGCCAAGAAGCCGGTGGGCTTTTTGGTGCCGTTGCCGCCGATGAAGGCAGCACCTTCGCCGGTGGCGATGGCTTCGACGGCGCTTTCGATCAGCCAGGCCTCGACGTTGAAGAACAGGTCGTCGAGCGATTCTTCTGTCGCTTGCGGCTTGGCGCTGGCCATGCCGAAGGTGGGGATGATTTCGGCCAGGTTGGGCGTGTTGGTCTGGTTGCGGGCGTCAGTCTCGCCCAGCCATTCAAAGGTAGCGCCGCCAACGTCAAACAGTTCTTTGTAGTCGGTGCTGCCTACTTGGCGCACGGTGGCGATTTGACGGATCGGGGAGATGTCTGTCGCCAAGCGGTTGATGGTGTTTTCGACGATGGAGGGCAGCGCGAAGCCGCCTGCAGCGCCTGTGCTGGTGACCACTTGCGCAGCGCGGCTCTCGGGCACGCCTTGCGCCTTGAGTTCTTGCACGCGGCGGTCGTCGCGGGCTTTTTGGGCGACCATGAGGGCATTTTTGGCTTCTTGGTCTTGCGGGGCGCGCACCCAGTTCACAAAGGCGTTGCGGTGGTCCACGTCTTCACGCGAGCCGCCTTCTTTCAGGGCGTCATGGATCACACCAGGGCGGGCCAGCTTGGCTTCGAGTTTTTCGAGTCGGCCTTTGGCTTCGTTCAGGCCGTCGATGTGGCTGTCCATCTTGGCCAGTTTGGCGTCCAGGTCGGCGGTGCTGCCGCCGGACTTGATGGCTTCGATGCGTTGGTCGTTGGTCTTTTTGTACTCGTCAAACGCGGTGGCGATCTTGTCGATCGCTTCGGCCACGGATTTGATGGTGGGGTCTTCGCGCTTTTCGTAAGCGGCGCCGGCAAAGCTGGCAGCTTTAGACTGGAAGGCTGCAAAGTGCAGGGCCATGGTGGCCAGGAGGGATTTCGATTTCATGATCAGGGTTCCTTGGTGTTTCAGGGTTTGGACAGGTTTTCCAGCAGCCGTTGGGCTGCTTTGAGGGCTTTGGCGGTCGAGTCGGCAGAATCGCTCCGCTCCTCTCCCATCCGCATGACGCGACTGACAAATGCAGTCGCATCGGCTTTGCTGAAGCCTGCATCGCGCAGGATTCGCTCGGCATCTTTGGGGGCCGACAGTTCATCGGCCGATTTGACGTTTGTGACGCGGCTTTTGCCGTTGGCCGGGAAGGTGACCAGGGACACTTCCCACAGGTCCACGGCGATCAGCGTGCGAATTTCGGTGTCTCGGTCGTAGGCCCATTCTTTGCTGACAAAGCCGATGCTCAGGCCGTTGATCGCGCCCATCTTGAGCAGTGCGTGGGCTTCTTTGCCTTGGGTCACTTCCAGGGCCAGCTGGCCTTTGATGCGCAGGCCTTTGGCGTCTTCGACCATTTCGGTCCACACGCCAATCGGGGCGCTGGCCCCGTGCTGCCAGAGCATGGCGGGCATGGTGCCTGCAGCTTTGTGGTCGGCCAGTGATTTGGCAAAGGCCCCGGCGGCGACCACATCGTCGTAGCTGTCGGGCACGCCAAACACGGAGCCGTAGCCCTCGATCACGCCTTCGTCGCTGACGGCTTTGACTTGCAGCGCAAAGCTGCGCACTTCGCGGCCACCGGCGTTTTTGCGCTCGGGTGCGCCGGGCATGGCGGCGCGTTGTTCGGGGCGGCGGGGTTGTTTACGGGGTTGGATCTGCATTGGGGTCTGCCGCTGGTGCGGTTCCGGTCATGTTCATGGGGGTCAGGGGGTCGTCAAGGCCTGGCAGGGGGTCTTTGCCCTCTTCTTCGCGCAGCTCGTTACGGGTGTAGATGCCCATTTCGGCCATGGTGCGGTTCCACTGCGAGCGGTCTTTCATGGCCCCGGCGCGCATGTAGCGGGTGTCAAACTTGGCTTCAAGCGGGCCTTGGCCGTCGAGCAAAAATTCGTCGATGCGCTGCGTCCAGCATTCATGCCAGGGTGCCAGCGTGTGTACCAGGTGCGCTGAAAAAAAGCTCTCAGAGCTGGCAAAGGTGCTGGTTTTGTCGCTGTGGCCGATCATGATCGGGAAGACGCCAAAGGCCCTGCAGACTTCTTCGATTTGCAGGCGGCGGGTCTCTATGCTTTGGGCGTCGGTGTTTTTCATGGCCATGTCGAGCCACTTGGCCGACCGGTCCAGAATCAGCGGCGTGCCCGAATTGGCCACCCCTTGGCGCTTTTTGATCCAGCCGTCCAGCCGGGTGTGTTGTTCTGGGGTCAAGTTGCCTTCGACCGAATACGCACCGGTCGGGCGCATGCCGTTTTTGTGGATGGCCTCTTGGCTTTTTTCGCTGGCCAGGGCCAAGCCGATGGCACTGGCCGCCAGCTGCACAGAGTTGAGGTTTTTGCACCACTCCCACTGCATGTTGGGCAGCTCAAACACGTCGTCGGAACCAAAGTTGCCGATCAGCCCGAATTCGTCGTACACGTCATACACCACCTCATACCGACTCACGCGGCGCTTGTGCCAGTTGCCGGGTGCGACGGGGATCAGTTCGCGCAGGCGGTTGTTGTCGTTTTTGACCTTGATGCTCAGGCCTGCACCGGTCAGCGCGGCGTGCAGCGTCATCATCTTGCGCCACTCGTAGCTGGTTTGCCACTCGTTGGGGCGGCGGGTCAGCAGGCGGTGCTCGGGGATGTTGGTGGCGTTTTCGCGGGTGCCGTCTTTCAGCTCACGGATGATCTTGAGCTTGGGCGTGGCGCAACCCTTGGCGATCACATCGACGCAGGCCAGCACAGTGGCCACCTTGAGCGCGGTTTTGTCGTTGATGGCAAAGCCCGCGATCACGGACGAACCACCCATACCACCGCTGTCGATCATTTCCATGATCTGCTCGATGGTCAGCGACGGGGCAGATTTGCGGCCCAACAGTCGGTCTAGGAATTTCACTCTTCGGCGTCCCAATAAGAGGTTTCTTGGCCATCGTTGCCAAGGGCTCGACCCAGCGCCATGAGCATGGCGATCGGGCCGTCGATTTTGT